AGACGGCGGGAACCTAAAGCGTAAGCAATGGTTAAGGTATAGTCCAGACCACAAACTTAACAGGTAGTGAAAACTATAGTGGTAAGAAAATCTCTCGCTCGTGAGGGCGTGCCGGTTCGATTCCGGCCCCGGGCACCATTAAGTGATAGTATTCAACGGGTACCGTGTAAGGACGCTTACACTAGGCGGGCTGGTAGGGCCATCTTCCAGTCCTGACATAACCGTGGCAATGGCTTAGGAGAGGAAGCACCTCACTCCAAAATTCGCTGAGTCTGTAAGACTTGAGTATTATCACTTAATGGTTTATTGCTGTTGAGGCTCGCTATCAGGCTGCTGTGGTGCTGCTGGATCTAGTAATAGAGTCCAATCACCATTGCCGTAGTGATAGTCTTCAAGTATTTCTAGCATGAGTGCAAATACTTCTAGAGTGCGATTAAATGTAATCAATTCGTTTTCACGAAGACGTAGTTGATTTTCTGCAAAGGTTTTTAAAATATTTTCGCCCTCACGCTTACGGCGAATCTTTTTAATCACTATTTTTAAATTGTGTATTAGCCTATTACAGGTAACAATATCACCCTCAACACGATGTCTGGCTTGGTTAATGTCAGCAATCATCTTTGATATTAAATCATCAACTTCTGGATTAATATTAAAAATAAACTGTGTGACCATGTTGCCTAGTCGCTGTACGGCTTCAGTTTGAACACTCATGTCCTCGCCAACTTTGCCGGTCTTATCATATTCGGCACGGCGAACTGGATCGCTTAATACTTCATAGGCCTTGCTGATCTTTTTAAATATTTCTTCATCGCCGCCCATGTCGGGATGATGCTTGTGAGCCAATACTCTGTATTGGTGTTTGATTTCTTCTTCACTGCAAGTGGAATCTAATCCTAGGTCTGTGTATAGGCTCATAAATTTTTCTCTTTTTAATATTTATTATAGGTTGACAACCTATAAATATTATGTTACAATATTGTTTTAGTTAGTTAATTGCCCCGGTGGTGGAATGGTTTACACAGCGGTCTTAGAAGCCGTCCCGGAAACGGTTGCGAGTTCGAGTCTCGCCTGGGGCACCAAATTTTATAGAAAGTGATTTTACATGTTTGATCCTAAATTGCTGACACGCACCGTTATTGACACCAACAAGTGTGTTGAAAATATCGGTAATCGTTTTGCATTGGTTTTGGTGGCTGCTATTCGTGCTCGCGAATTGAAGCGTGGTAGTCGCCCGTTGGTAGATAATTCTAACAGTACCACTCCAAATGTTCTAGCATTAAAAGAAATTCAAGAAGGTAAAATCGGTTTTGATTATTTGAGGAAAATTCGATGAGCAAAGGTTCACGTCCGCGTCCATACAGCGTTAGCCAAGAACAGTTCGGTAATAATTTCGATGCTATTTTTCGCAAGCCCGATCCCTGTGTAATCGAGGATCAACAAAACGAAGATGAAGCATTTAACAAAGTTGCAAAGACTAGCCAGAATACCGATACCGACTCCGGGGACACAAGTAAATAAAATTATGCCCCGTTAGTTCTAGTGGTAAAACGACGGTTTTGTAATCCGTAGTCGGGTGTTCGATTCACCCCCGGGGCACCAAATAAGCGGGATTCGTAAAATGGTATTACCTTAGCCTTCCAAGCTAAAGTCGCGAGTTCGATTCTCGCATCCCGCTCCATGAATATGAAAGATAAGTTTAAGCAGGCCTATATAGACATAGCACGAAGATTTGCTGAACTAAGTCATGCTCGACGCTTGAAAGTTGGTGCTATTGTAGTTAAAGATGATAGTGTTATTGCCTACGGCTACAACGGTATGCCCGCAGGTTGGGATAACAACTGTGAAGAACTACTAGACAACAGATCGTTAAAAACCAAGCCAGAAGTACTACACGCCGAATCTAATGCTATTGCAAAATTAGCAAGAAGTAGTGTAAGTGGATTAGCTGCTGATTTGTTTGTTACGCATAGTCCTTGTTTAGACTGTGCCAAACTTATATATCAAAGTGGAATAAAAAGAGTTTTTTATAGTGAAAATTATAGAGACGATTCAGGCTTGACCTTTCTAGAAAAGTCAGGTATAATCGTAGAACAAATTAAATAGGACGTTAACTCAGTTGGTAGAGTGCCTGCCTTACACGCAGTATGTCGGCGGTTCGAGCCCGTCACGTCCTACCAAATAATAATAGGAAACATATGGCAAGAACTAAAAAACAAGTTGAACAAACTACAGCAGTGGTAGAATCTGATACTCCTCCAGTAATAGTAGAATCTACTAAACCTGCACCAAGACCATTATTAAATCATTGGCATTTAAATGAAGTACAAAATGTTGAACCTTGGTGTTTTGCGAGCGAAATCTTTAGCACCGAAGAATTAGATAAAATTATTAGCATCGGCGAAAATCCGGAATTATCTAGCGAAATGGGCAAGGGAACAACAGTAGGCCCTACTAGTACTGCTAGGAGTTGTTTTGTTTCTTGGATAAACGCCGGAATACCAGAAAATGCATGGATCTTTCAAAGATTAACATCAACTGTTAACAACATCAATGATAGATTTTTTAAATATGATTTAAAAACTATTGATAGTTTACAATTTACCAAATATGTTAGTGATACAGAAGACCACTACAAACAACATCGTGATATGCTGTATTCAAGTTTTACTATTCGTAAACTAAGTTTTAGTCTGATGTTAAGTGACCCTTCTGAGTATGAAGGCGGAGATTTGTTATTACACCTAGGCGATACTCCAGAGAAGCCTAAAAAGGATAAAGGTACTATTGTATTCTTCCCCAGTTTCGCATTGCACGAAGTTACTCCAGTAACCAAAGGTGTTAGATATAGTTTAGTCGGTTGGGTCAGTGGCCCTCCATTTAAGTAAAAAGTTTTTCGGAATGTAGCGCAGCCTGGTTAGCGCATCTGCTTTGGGAAAATCTCGTTTTTGTATCGCTATGATAAATAGTAGTATGAAAAACAGAATAACAAAACCAGGTTTGTTAGCAATGAATCGTAAGATAGGGTGTGTACATTGTGCTAAAGAGACTACAGTAGGAAACATAAAGAAGCATGAAACATCGTGTTTTTTGAATCCTACTAATGTAGTTGAGTGCGCGGTTTGTAGTAAGCCAATAAAGAACTATAAGGAATCAAAAGGTACCTGTAGTCGTAGTTGTGCTAACAAGCATTTTAGAAGTGGTGAAGGCAACGGTAATTGGAAAGGTGAAAACTATCAGTCCATTTGTTTTCTTCATCATGAAAAGAAGTGTGTAGTATGCGGTGAGAATAAGATTGTAGCAGTTCATCATTATGACCATAATCATGAGAATAATGATCCTAACAATTTAGTTCCGCTTTGTCCTACACATCATAGTTATGTACATAGTCGTTATGTTGTCGAGGTACAACCCGCAATAGACGAATATGTTAAGAGATTTCTCCGGTTCGCCTAACCTGGTTATGGCACCTCGTTTGGGACGAGGAATAATGTGAGTTCGAATCCCACACTGGAGACCAAGAGCAGCGGATAAGTTACATTATCCAGTATGAGTCGCTAAGGTAGGTACCTAACCCTTGGGGCGAGCAATAGTACACGATTGCGATGTAACAGGAAGTAGTGATCTACTCACCGGGACCGGCCTCAAAACGAATCCCACCAATTTAGAGTATAAGGTTCGAATCCCACCATTCCGACCATTTATAAAAGGAAAATCATGCAAGTAAAAGCAAGTCATATTTTAGTGCCCTCATTGGCAGAAGCAGTTAATCTGCAAGAACAAATCTCAGCAGGCGCTGACTTTGCTCAATTGGCCCGTGCTAATAGCAAATGCCCCAGCGGTCAAAACGGTGGAGACCTAGGTGTCTTTGGCCCAGGTATGATGGTTAAACCATTTGAAGAAGCTGCATTTGGCTGTGAAATTGGTAGGGTCGTAGGACCAGTCCAAACCCAATTTGGATATCACCTAGTTAAACGCACAGCCTAATGAAATCGCTAAGTCAGTTGTATTTGGAAGGTAGTCAATTATACGGCGAAAATCCTCACCATTTTACTGATAAAGGGTCATGGCATACCTACTTAGATTTTTATCAAGAGTTGTTTGCCAAATATGACAATGATTTCAGATTGTTAGACATTGGTATCAATGCAGGTGGCAGTCTTTGGTTATGGACCAATTATCTAGACAACTACGATATTTGGGCAGTGGATATAATGCCCACATATATAATGTCAAGGCCATTCCAATCAGATCTCGATCAGAATCCTAACCTACATATACAGTGGAACAAGGATAGCACTGATGTAGAAACTTATAATAGTATCCCGGAACAGTTTGATATTATCATCGACGACGGTGATCATAGACCCGAGATACAGGTTAAAACTTTTATGGCTGCTTGGCCCAAGTTAGCAACTCACGGTACTTATGTTATTGAAGATGTTCGAGGTGTTGAACAGGTCGGCTACCTTTTATACAATATCAGAAAAGTTTATCCGAATACTAAATTTGATTTCTATTTTGGTACAGCAGAAAATGCTCAATGGAACGGTATAGGTATCAACGACGATATCATTGTAACAGTGACCAGTTTTTAATTTAATACGGCCCTACCCAATGCATGTAATGTACGGTAGGGGTTTCTTTTGACATTTTTATCAATCTATGTTATAATAGTGTATGAATATTCCTAAATGTTATCAATTAGTGGGAGTTCCGGGTAGCGGTAAAACTACTTGGATTAACAATCAAGATTGGACTCGAGATTGTGCTTACATTTCTACAGATCGTCTTGTAGAAGAATATGCAGCCGCCGAGGGTAAAACCTATAGTGAGGTGTTCAATGAATACATGCCACGGGCTGTAGAGTTGATGTCACAAGAAGTTATTGTGGCCCGCGAGGCGGGTCGAGATATTATTTGGGATCAAACTAGCACAACTCTTGCTAGTCGAGCTCGTAAATTTAATATGTTGCCTGACTATGAGCACGTTGCTGTAGTGTTTGAAACACCCGACAGAATTGAATTAAAGCGTCGATTGGCAAGTAGGCCCGGGAAAGAAATTCCAGATGCTGTAATAGAAGGTATGTTGGCCAGTTTCGAGATGCCAACGGAAGAAGAAGGTTTTAGGGAAATTTGGAGAGCGGTATGATGTATATTACAAATTACGACAGCTCTGTAAATCTTCCCTACGAAGATGGTTTATTAGAGTGGCTACAAGAACGTTACCCACATTCACGATACAGGATTGAATATGTCTGAAAAGAAAGTTAAAGAACCTATTGAACATAAAGACAAATTGGGACGATTGCTCAAAGTGGGCGATTGTGTAGCATATCCGTCTAGTAATAGTTTGATGATTGGCATTGTTAAGAAACTCAATCCCAAAATGGTTGGTGTTAAACCATTAAAAAATAATTGGGGCTCGGGCAATAAATATCCGCAGGATATAGTATTGTTAGAAGGACCTGAAGTTACAATGTATTTGTTGATGGCAAATAGTTGACATTTTAGTCTATTGGTGTTATAATACAATATTAAAGAAAGGAGATCGATATGCCAGCAGTATTTTTATATTCTGATCCACATTTTGGACACCAAGGAGTTTGTCGTTTTATGCGAAACGATGGTGTGACCAAATTACGGCCTTGGGATAATGCCGAGGAAATGGATGAAGAATTAATTAAAAGATATAACGAAAAAGTTCGTCCAAAAGACAAGTGTTATTTTTTAGGCGATGTTGTTATTAACCGCAAAGCATTACCTACGTTAGCCCGCTTAAATGGCGACAAGGTCTTAATCCGCGGCAACCACGACATCTTCCGTGATGAAGACTACCGTGAATACTTTCGCGAGTTACGGGCTTACCACGTGATGAACGGTATGATCTTAAGTCATATCCCTGTTCATGAAGCAAGTTTAGGTCGCTTCGGCACCAACATCCACGGACACTTACATGCTAACAGAGTTATGAAGGCTCGCGGTGTTAATGCTAAAACTGGTGAAATCTTATACAGTGATGAGATTGATCCACGCTACTGGTGTGCTTGTGTTGAACAAACTGACTTTGCACCTATCTTATTTGAAGACGCTATGAAGCGTATAGAAGCAGAAGGTGGTGTAGTTGGATTTAAGAACGGCAACGGACCGACCATGTAAGAATAGGACCTCAGGGTCCTATTTTTTTTTTGGATTAAATATCTCAAGGGTCCTTAGTTCAACGGATAGAACACCGTGTTCCGATCGCGGTGATAGGGGTTCAATTCCTCTAGGGCCCGCCATGTTATAATGATAATTATGTGTATGTCAACATTACACATTCTAGCCAGCCCTTACGATGCAGTTAACATCAATCGAAGAGATGATCCATTTAGTATACTAGCCTACAAGTTTATGAGGCATATGGAACAATACGGATGGAAGTGTGTACACTACGGAATTCCGGGAACAGAAGTTCCGTGTGAAATGGTTCAGTGTTTAGACAGTCGATCCGGTCATGGACCCACTGATTCTAAAATTTACAACGATAGAGCAGGTGCTGCCATTGCTGCTCGTAAACAACCAGACGATATGATATTATGTTATCATGGTTGGGAAAACAAAGGTGCCTGCGATCTCAATCCAGACCTTAGAGCAGTAGAACACAGTATTGGCTATGAAACCAAGGCAGTGTTTGCTCCGTTTCGTGCTTTTACTAGCCAAGCACAAATGCACATGTTTTACGGTGAACGAAATATGTTGATGAGTCCTAGTTGGTTTGATACTGTGATTTATAATGCTATATCAAAAGACGAATTTGACTACACCGAAGATAAGGATGATTATTTTCTCTACTTTGGTCGTGTTATTCCTGCCAAGGGTGTAAACATTGCTATACAGGCCACAGAAGCAGCAGGTAAAAAATTAATCATTGCCGGTCGCGGAACACTGGCGGATATGGGGTATAGTTCAACTCCTAGCCATGTTACCTTAGCCGGTCTATGTGATGCTGAACAACGTCGTAAACTCATGTCCAAGGCCAAGGCCATACTGGGACCTACAACCTATGTTGAACCATTTGGCAATATGATCGTAGAAGGTTATATGAGCGGTACTCCTGCTATTACCACAGACTGGGGTGGATTTACTGAAACAGTGATCAACGGCGTTACTGGATTTCGTTGCCGGGAGCATCGACAGTTTGTAGAAGCACTAGAACGCATTGACGAAATTAAACCCCGAAACTGCTATGACTGGGCTTTAAACAACTGCGAAGATCAAGTAGTGCACTCTCAGTTAGATACTTGGTTAAGAAAAGTTCAAGAATTTAATTATTACAGAGAATGAAAACTGCGTTTATTATTACTAGTTGTATCGAAGTTAAAAACGAGCATCCCTTAACCTATAGTAAGACTCGTAGTTATTTTTCTAGTGAAGAAAGACTGCGTCAAACCATTACCACCATTGCCAGCATAGATTCGCTGGTAAAAAAGGATGCAACAATATATATTGTAGATGCCAGCGAGCATTGGGAAAACTATGCTAATTATTTTTGGTATCAACCTAACCTAAAATTTATTAGTATTAAGAACGAGTTTCCTGAAATATTCAACACAGTTACCAGTCATCCTAATAAGAGTTACTGCGAATGTTTGCTGTTAGAGGCCTTTATGAGCAAGTATCGAGAAGAACTAGTACTTCATGATCATGTTGTTAAAATCAGTGGAAGATATTTTCTTGACAGCAACTTTGATATAGAAATATTTAAAAAGAACAATAATAAAATTGTTTTCAAACATCCTATAAAGAATGAGTGGCAAGACTGGTGGGGATATAATATGGTTGATCTGCGACAGCAACAAAACAATAATATTCTTTATCAGTACTGTTCTGTACTATTCGGATTCTGTAGTTTACAGTTTGATTATATGCTAGGTACAATTAAAAAAATAAAAGACACACTGGTCGACCCCGTTAACTATCATTATGATTTGGAAACACTGAGTTATTTTTTTACTAGAGGTAGCCAAGATATTATACATGCCGATTGGATAGTTTATGGATTTCACGGGCCCGACGGCAGATTTGTTCGATATTAACAGAATTTTAACCATTATTATTGACTTTAAATCTATCTGCAACTTATACTAAGATAAATATTTTAGTCTAAAAGGTGTGCATGTATGTTTGACTGGTCCAAACTAAACCGCCAAGATATAGCCGATGCTATACAAACTCTTTCTCCCAAACTTGTGGGAGATTCGATCCAGCAACAAGATTTCCATAGAATACTATCCACTTATCTCAAACGCAAATATCGTGTTAAAGTATCCGAGGGTTGGGATACAAAAGTGAAAACACACGCTGTTTTCACAGGCGGTACCTACTATAGTGACTTAGATGCGGAAGATAAAAAGTGCATCGAATTGAACTTTATCTACAACCCTGTTATATCAGAATTTAAAATTACCAAACGAAGATTCAACCAATTGTGTAATTTGATTGCCGATACTCTACTGCATGAAATTATACACATGCGCCAATATCGCAGACGATCTTTTAAATCGTTGCCTAACTATAACAGCACAGCATCCAAGGGCAAACTACGAGAAGAACAAAGTTATTTGGGCAACAGTGATGAAATAGATGCCTATGGGTTTAACATAGCCTGCGAACTTTTACATAAACACAAGGGTGATCAGCAGGCTGTAATTGATCATCTAAACATAGATCTCAAAGGTAGTAAAAAATCCGGCGGATGTTGGAAAGTTTATCTAAAAGCCTTTGAGCACGATCATAATCACGAAATCATTAAGAAACTTAAAAAGAAAGTAATACGATACATACCTCGAGCAGTAGAAGGTCGTCCGTTCAAGAATACCGACTGGATCTGCTATTGACATTTAAATAACACTATGTTAAAATAGTGTTATGACATATAAAACTCATACCAGCACTATACGCACTCTCAAGCAGGGTGATCCTAACTTTGTAATCAACGACGGACTAATGCAGACACCTCGAGCAGGATTCGAAATCAGTAATCGATGCCCAGACAATTATGCAAGCCTTATTCAGGAATGTATTATGCATGGTTGGCTCAAACCTGTAGCACATGTCACAGAACGAGAATTGTTGTTTATGGGGTTGACTAAATGAGTAATGGCGGTTATACTATGAATATGCCCGGCACTATCGGTGGTGCTAAAATTATTTTTAAAAATTCAAACATGGATAAAATTGGAATTATTGGCCTAGGCTTTGTAGGTGGCGCTATTAAAAACGCTCTAAATGACATTTGGGGTCATGAAGTAACCTGTGTAGATCCCGCTAAAGGTTATAATAATACCATTGCTGATCTTAAAGATTGCGACGGTGTATTTGTTTGTGTGCCAACTCCGCAAGATGATGATGGCACTTGTGATACAAGCCCCATGGAAAGTGTATTAGCAGAATTAGCCTCTGTAGGTTTCCAAGGGGTTATTATTAGTAAATGTACCGCTCCAGCAGATGTTTATGAACGCTTAAATGAACAATATCCAAATCTTGTTCACGCACCCGAGTTCCTTACTGCAGCCAATGCCAACCGAGATTATGTCAACGGCACATTCTGTATCATCGGAGGTAAACATAAATTATATCTCCGCGAAGCTGAACGCATCATTCGAACAAGCCAACAAAGTCTAGGTGATAATGTTAAATGGTGTTCAATTGGCGAAGCTGCATTGGCAAAATATACCATTAACTGCTTTATGAGCACCAAGGTTATCTTTATGAATGAAATGTATAACCTTGCTACCAAGATGGGATTTGACTACAATACGATTGCTAACATGGTCACAATGGACCCTCGCATGGGTAAGAGCCATATGCAGGTTCCAGGACCCGACGGCATGTTTGGGTTCGGCGGTGCGTGTTTCCCCAAAGATACCAGTGCTCTACTAAAGACTGCAGAACAACAGGGTATTGATATGATGGTTTTGGATGCCGCAGTTAAGAAAAATACCATCCTTCGCTTGACAGAACCTAAATAATCCTGTATTATAAGGTATAGGAATAATAATGTACGACAAAGCATACAAAGATTTTCAACAAGGCGAAGAACTTCATAGCGACAAAGGCTATGAAGAAGCATATTTTGCTGACGTAATTCGAACTAAAATGAAACGTGATCAAAAGCGTTTTTGGGCCGGTGACAACATCAGCGATTATCTACATGAAGGCGATCGTGAACGACTAATTGACGAAGCTACAGAAGCATTTGAATTAGTTCTTGATCGGTTGCTTATTGATCGCGAAAACGATCCTAATAGTAAAGGTACAGCTCGCCGACTGGCTAAAATGTATTTTAACGAAATTATGGCAGGCAGATATGAACCGGCTCCAGATGCAACAGCATTTCCAAACGACTCGGCGGATCGTTATGAAGGTATGCTTGTTGTTCGTAGTGAGTTACGCTCTATGTGCTCACATCATCACCAGCCCGTTAGTGGTGTTGCTTATATTGGTATTATTGCTGCTAATAAGCTCATTGGTCTCTCTAAGTACACTCGTATTGCTCAGTGGTGTGCTCGTCGTGGTACTCTCCAGGAGGAACTATGTAATGACATTGCTAGAGAAATCAGTAAGGCAACTGATTCAGAAAATGTAGGTGTTTATTTAAGAATGACTCACGGATGTTGCGAGAACAGAGGTATTATGGCTCACGATAGTTCAACAACAACTTCTGTCCTTAAAGGAGCATTTAACAAAGATCCGGGCACAAAGAAGGAGTTCTTTGATACACTGAGTCTTCAGGAATCTAATAAGCGGTAAGTATATCGCCCAACAAATCATTCAATAAAGGTAAAATATGAAAAAAGGTAAGTTAAACATTCCTAGCCGCCAACAAGTGGCACAGAATCAAGTAGCCAATGCTGCTCAACAATCTATGCAACCGCAAGCCGGTGGACGCCGTCCTAGCATTATGATTGCTGTTCCGGCAATGGAAATGGTTAATGCTGAATTTGCACAGCATTTGGCCATGGCAGCGGCTAATATGGTTGCCAATGGCATTAAGATTAATTGTGCATTTAACATTGGCTCAGTGATCACTATTGCTCGTCGCAATCTAGTTGATATCTTCTTGAAGAGCGACTTTGATTACATTTGGTGGGTTGATAGCGATATGAAATTCCCTATCGATGCTCCTATGCGTTTGTTGGCTCGTAACAAAGATATCGTCGGTGCTAACTATCGTCGTCGTCGTTTCCCTAATCCTAACTTTACAGGTATGATGGGATCCAGCGGTCAGTTCACAGAATTCCAAACTACAGACAATTCTCCTGCAATGGAACTTATCGATGTATTGCCACACGGTATGGTTCTATGCAAGCGTGAAGTTTACGAACGAGTTCCTCAACCGCACTACCTACAAGAATATGTTAAAGAACTTAATCTTGAAATTGGTGAGGACATTTATTTCTGCCAACAAGCTCAAAAGGCAGGATATGAAGTATGGTGCGATCAAGAATTGAGCAGAGAAGTAGCACACATTGGTATTTTCCACTTTAACTACAATCTATCAGTTCCAAAATAAACTGAAAGGGAACCCATGTTGTTCGAAAGCATAGAGATTCGTAAAGTACGCAATGGTGTGATTGTCACACTGCGTACCGACGAAGATGAAGATCAAGAATATGTCTACGACACAGATCGTAAAGCGATTAAGTTTGTCAAAGACCTTCTTGAAGCAAAAAGTAAGGAACAGGCTCCGGCTTGATTAAACAATGACAGTTAAGAAACAATATAGCATAGGCGACACAGTTTGGATCTACGGTGTTAGCAATGGTAAATCTACAGAAGGTAAGGTTGTTCAAACTTTTACCGTTGACCAAGATGGTTGGGATCCAGATACGGTTCATTATGTTATAGCGATTCCTACTGAAATCGAATACTTGCTAGAAGTAAGAACATGGGAAACCATTAGCCAAACTAAAGACGGACATGTCGGTAGTTTGCGTGAAGCATTTAATGATCCAGATGCTGGCATTAGATTGATGCGAAGGACTGGTGTTGATCTGACTTCCGAGGGTGACTTTGAGCAACATGATGAGGATGATGACATCAGTGCCGACGCTATTCATGCTGCTCTTGAAAAGTCACAGAAGGATGCTAGCCATCAACCCTTGGTTATCAAAGAAAATAAAGCACGACGCCGCTATCTTAGCCGCAAGAAAAAGCCAAATGCAAACTGATTTTAGGCCATTAGAACGTGCTGTAAAGATTTGGATGGACGAGTTGAACACCTCAACGGTTAAGCCAACTTTACATAAAGCCTTTAATGGTCATTGGACACTACAACTTGTTGATGTGGAAGATGAATATCCTGTTGCTACCTTTGCTAATATACCCTCTAATAAGTTAGATCGTGCAGTTGAGTGGACCACTGAGCGTTTAGAGAGTTGGGATAACTGCCGACGTATGGCTTGGGATATGTGGGATTTTAAACATCGAAAAGATGCAGAAAAGTTTATTACCTTATTTCATTTATCATGGCATCAGTGAGATTCAAAGTTGAAAACAATGTTGTGAAAGAAATTCATAAGGTTGTTGTATATCGTTTCTATTTGAGCGATGTAGAGGATCCGGACTTGTATGCCGCGCAACCGATGTGGGATTGGAAACAAAGTGAACAGGGTAAGTTTGTTATGGAACATGCCGTAGGTGAACCCGAATGGCACAGACAAATAAGTTACGAAACATTTGGTTATCGATATGCTATAACAGCAGAACTTGAAGCAAAGAAACTAAGTGAATTTTATTTGAGATGGGGCAAAGATGGAAGTAACAAGAGTTAGTAGCAAGTGTATTGTTAAACAAGAAAAGACCAGTAAAACAGTAGAAGCAGAAGTTTTATCATTTAATGAAAAACGAAATCTCACTGTTGTACTAAACAAATCAGTAAAATTAAATATGTCGTGGAATGGTAGACTCTACGAAGGCCGTATGGCTGGAATTGACTTTACCACAGAAGGGCCAACAATAACAACATCAAAGACAGGAAGATAAAAAAATGAACCCGTTCAAGGATCAATATAAGTTTATGAAGGCTTGCGACCAAAGTGTTGACAAGTTTAATAGTTCGCAGTATAATATGTATGTAACTTTAATCGACGAAGAACGTGAAGAACTCGAACAGGCAATTAGTAATGGCGATCAAGTTGAACAACTAGATGCACTGATCGATATTCTAGTTGTTACCATCGGCGCTATTCATTCAGCAGGATTTGATGCTGAGGGTGCTTGGAAAGAAGTTATGCGATCTAATTTCAGTAAAGTAGGCGATGATGGAAAGGTCAGGAAAAGAGAGGACGGAAAAGTCCTTAAACCGATCGGTTACTCCCCTCCACAACTTTCAGAATATATTACAAAGAAATAATATTATCGAACGGTGTATCTATTTTTATAGATTCCGTTCTTATTATATCTTTTTGCCCAAAATAATGATTTAGTATCTATTCCAAGAGGTTTAAGAATTTCTGAAGAATTGCGGCAATTAAAAGGTATTTCGATATTATCTTTTATATCTATAAGTATATAAGTTTTAACAAAAGTTTCTCGAGATTCGTTTGCCCTTCTTACACCGGCCGCTATTTTAGCACTTACTTCCTCTGGAGTTTTTCTACCATAATTCCAATGTCCTTTCCCCGATCGTGTAATAGACATTTGTTGGCAAATTTCTTTCGACGGACGAATTCCTGTCCTGCCCTTTGATATATTTGCTTTAACTTCTTCCGAAGGAATCCATCCAACATTTCCATCGCCGCCATCAGTTTTATTTCGGAGTATACCTGTTCCGTTATCAATGCGACCATACCACCGAATCATTCTACGCTCAATGGCTAAAGAACCAACGTTAGTTAAGTTATGTTCAAGAATAACAATATTAGAAAAATCCTTTAAAGGGAAGACGGTCCTGTCTGATTTTGCCCAGGCTCGCTTGCCTTGTCCTTTGCCTATATAATACGGTGTTCCATCTTTTCGAAGATATGCGTAAACATAGAATCCAGATGGCGGATTTTGGGGTGAATAAATAGTCATGCTGTTAGTTCCTTTACAACTGATAGAGAGGGTGGATACTGGTAATATCGCGATCCTCACTTTTATTTATTCATTTTTGTTGACATTACGGGTTGTTTCCTGTACAATATATTAAAACTTAAAGAGAAATAAAATGAGAAGCAATTACTGGTCATGTTCAAAATTTGCAGATTGGGTTCGCGGAACTCCTAAACTCAGTATGGGTACCAGTACGGAATGGGACCAGTGGAACGATCAAGCCAAACGGTACAATCCCGTTCGTTATTGGATTGCTGAAGATGCGTTAGATGCTATCCAAAATTTTATTCATTATCCTACGGACAAATTAAATGATGTCAGATATTACATTAATAATCGTTGGGTCTCTCGTAGTCATCAGCTTACAGCAAATCCTCAAGATATTAAACCTGGACAATGGAAAGACGTTGGAAATCGGTTCCTTCCTTGTTTGTTTAATGAGCTTGTGGATTTTGTTGAAATAGAACAAGCATGGCATACTTGTATTTGGGATGAAGAAGCTCGTAAAAAATACAACCCACCATGGTGGCGCAGTGGATGGTTGCGTTGGCGTACCTGGCGTTGCGCCGAAGCCGGACTTGCTCACTTAGATTGGGCCGCCGGACTCACTAACCGAGATTTTATTGAAGAAGGTGAGAAGGAAGAACCTACTCAGCAAGCATTGGCCGCTCGTGAAATCAAAGAGCTGTATCTATGGTGGACTACCACATATCGTAATCGTCCAGATCCCTATGATGCCAGCGGTTGGACTGCCTATTGCGAACTTAACCGTTTACAAAATGGTGGCCGGTTAAATTGGGATGGCGCAAAAGATTCGCTCGAGTTGGCTCGAGCAAGTGATTTAGCCCATAATGAACTGCGCAGACTTGAAGCAGAATACGAAGCCGAAGATGAAGCCATGATGATTCGTCTTATCAAAATCCGTAATTCACTATGGACATAAAATATATTAATGACCAAGACTGGTCGTCTATCAATCAACAATTCCTACAAGGAACGCCATTCAATCACATTGTGATTGATAATTTTTTCACTGAGGAAATTGTTCAACAACTTGTAAAAGATTTCCCCTCTTATAATAGTGATATATGGCACACTTATAAGAATGCCATTGAAGATAAGAAAACCTGCAACAATTGGAATATATTTCCAAAGACAACCTATTCTGTCTTTAATTATCTAGGCGGCAACGATTTCTTGAATGTCATTGGGCAGATTGCAGGTGTCAATAACCTATATAGTGATCCCGGGTTAAATGGCGGTGGTTGGCATGCTCATACCAAAAATGGAAAACTAAATGTACATTTGGATTACAGCATACATCCTAAATTAGGATTAAAGCGTAATTTTAATTTAATTGTATATATGACTCCCGATTGGGACCCTGCTTGGGGCGGTGGTCTAGAGCTGTGGTCTCATAATTCCGAAACCAATCAACCCGGAGAACGAGTTGGCGTCGTTGAAAATAAATTCAACAGGGCAGTAATCTTTGATACTACTCAAAATTCATGGCACGGGTTGCCTGCAGATTTAACCTGTCCCAACGGTGTTGCTCGTCAAAGTCTAGCAGTATACTATTTGACACCATCTGATCTTACAACAGACCCTAGAGGCAAGGCATTGTTTGCACCTTACCAGGATCAAGCAAACGATCCAGATGTGTTGACACTGATTGCAAAGCGTAGTAATATAGCAACAGCATCTGAGGTATATGGTAATGGTGGCAAAAAGTCCTGATCGTAATACTTTCCAAATGGAAAGTCATATTAAACGTCGTGCCGAAGAAGGTCTAGAACCTATGGAAGAATATATTGAGATGTTCAAAACTTGGCGAGAACAGGATGAAGAAAATCTTAAAAATCCCGAGTGGCAAAAAGACAACCTAGAGTACGATCTTCGTAGTACCAAATGGATCTGTGATAAGGTCAAGGCTAGCGAAATCTATGCTCAAAACCTGTATGCGGCCATGTGTAATATGCAGTTCCAAAAATTGGATGTTATGCCTATATTGAAGAATCAGCGTTGGTCGTGCTCTTGGCGTAGTGCCGGCGGCATTGTTGCTGACATGTTGGAAAAGGGCGATTACATTGATTGGTACTGTTCGGGTATAATGCACGACGAAGAAGGAATAAGTACAGGACACGTTCCAGAAGGACATGTTACTGATGAGATCAAAGAAGACCTAAAGAAATTAGGTTGGATACCTGTTGAATGGGAAGACGATTGAAAATCGCATTGAGTAAACGCACAATTGAACGACAAGGTAAGATATACGATGCAATTGAAAATGCATGGTATAAGTATCTTGACGAGCATGAACTCACCTTTGTGCCAAACCATTTAGATCAAGATTTTGATGCTATTGCCCATTCTGTTGATTGTTATATTATCACCGGCGGAGATAATAGATTAATTCGTCGTAAGACTGAACGCCGAATGATAATCAGTATGATGAAACTAGGTAAACCCGTTATTGGAATATGCCACGGATGTTTCTTATTAACAAAGTTTCTCGGCGGAACTGTTAATAAAAAAGAAGGACACCGAGATGGTGTTGAACATTCGGTAATCTATAATAATACCGAACATATAGTTAATAGTTATCATAGATATTATATTAATACATTACCGAGCAATACTCAAATATTAGCAGTAGATAATGATAATCACTGCGAGGCCTGGATAGATGGTAATCTAGCAGGAGTAGTTTGGCATCCGGAACGTATGGAATCAGCATGGGTGCCTCCAGAAATTGGCAAACTATTTGGTAAATCCACTTGACTTTGCTCCTGCTCTCCTGTATAATAAGTACATTGTTTAACAACATAGGAGCAGAAATTGGCAACAGTAGCAGGGGTTAAAATCAAGCCCAAAGCAAAAAAGATTACTAGTGTTAGCATCCGTGAGAATGCTAAACGCGACCACGCTCCAAGTTGGGATGGTGCTGCTGATATGACTCCGGCAGAATACGCTACCCATTTCCGTAATGCTATGAAGTATTACAATTTGGAAACTTCAGCAAAAGATTTGAAAGTCAAGGTCATTGATTGGATGGCCCGTAATGGCTACGACAAAGATCAAATCCAAGACTTTAAGAAGACCAAAGATTGGCGCTGCCATTTGACCATGGGTGCTATTGCATCCTGCTTGATCAAAGGCATGCCAGATGTTAAAGAAGGATTTAACAACGGTAAGAGTGCAGTTGCATGGTTGAAAAACGAAATTGCCGCTATTTTGGATGCAGGACAGTATGATGTTGAAACAGTCGTAGTAGATAAGACTGTTAAAGTTGCTGTTCCTACTCCAAATATCCAAGATCGTATTCGTGAGCAGGCAGTGGCCATGAGCGACGAGATCGATGCTGCCATCGACAGTTGGATTATGGATCCAGAAGCATTTGATCCAAAGTCAATCAAGTTGGTCAGTTTGTTGCGTGGCAAGGGTGCCAAGGCTGCTCAGGCTCGTTATATCAAATCATTCTTTGCTCGTGGGTTGGCAGAATTGCAGGAATTGTCCAGCGGCAATGCCGATGAGCAGTTGCGTGAAGGTTATAAGTTTGCTAGTCGCAAGAATGTTAAGAAGTTGATCGAGTTTTACGAAGGTATTGCTTCAGCTTGTGAACAGATTGCCGCAGAAGCTAAAGTGCTCAAGAAGCCACGTGCTAAAAAGGCTGTGCCTGCAGACAAGTTGGTTGCCAAATTGAAGTTCTTGGTGCGTGATGACAAGTTAGGCATTGTTAGTGTTCCGCCAGCACAGATCATTGGTGCTCAAGGTGTAGTGGTGTTTAACAACAAGACTCGTAAATTGGGCTACTATATTGCTACCAATGCAGATGGGCTCGGTGTTAAGGGAACTACTTTGATGAACTTTACCGCAATGAGCGTTCAACGCACTCTGCGTAAGCCATTAGAGCAGTTGAAAGAGTTCAAGGATCAAAATACACAACGACGTTTTGAAACTTGGTTTGGTAAGATTAAGACCACAGACACATTGTTGAATGGTCGGTTTGGTGAAGATACTGTTATCCTGAAAGTATACAAATGAATCGTATAGATCCTAGCTTAAATCCTTTGGAAGTAATGCTAGTATGTGAAGATTTGGAAAAGCGGGGCTATACGAGGTATAGCCTTGCACCAGGAAACAATTGTATTTGGGCACATCTTCATCAATTTAACCTTTACTATGTTTTCCAAGATAGTAAAATTTTAGATGTACAAACGGATTAATATATGAGTACGCTCTATTCGATTTTGTTTGCAGTGGCTTTGATTTTTAGTATTACCAAATACTCTAATCAATATGAAACCAACGATGAGGATCAAAGTCCACCAGTTGCCGAACAGGTCTATATCGTTAATACACGAGAAGACAAAGGCGACAAGTGGGATGATGATCCTCTAGACAAAGATAGAATTGGGCCAGATGGAAGTGATAAAAGACGATGAGAACACTTGACAAGGATCAATGCGGCTGCTATAATTGTTTGAAAGAAGTAAAAGACCACAATGGGTGGCCTATTACCATGTCAACTTTTATTGTATGTCCAATATGCGGCAATAAGCGTTGCCCAAAATCAACAGATCATAATTTAGCGTGTACCAACAGCAATGAACCAAATCAACCAGGAAGTCGATATTGATACTTATCGTATAGTCCAAGTAAAGTTTCCCGGCTGTATGCTCGATTATTGGTCTATTGTTGATCAAAATAACAGGACTATCTTTTACCATTGGTCTAGGCGTGAAGTTGAAGCTAAATTGAAAGAATTACAAAAATGAACAATAATTTAGAAGATTTGATGTATAAGGCAGGATTGACAGCACAAGGTTGCTGGGATAGTATGGATCAATATGATCGAGATTCTATTATGAAGTTAACGGAACTTGTTGTAGAAGATTGTATTAAACTGATCAAAGAAAGTGGGAAGCAGTGTAAGCACACAACTTTTGATAAAAGTATAGTTGACTGCACTCGAAGAAGTGCTGTAAAATTAGTTAAACAACATTTTGGTATTAATGATCATAAGGAAACAACATGCTGAGTCTTAAAACATTTATGGAATTGGTAGATTATAAGATCACCGAAGGCAACGACTATTATGCCTTTAGTCCCGATGCCTATAGCCTAAACTCTTGGAGCGGGACTCAAGATGGTTATAGTTTTGACATTGTGTTTGATACCAAGACACAAGTCGTTTACCAAGTCGAAGCCTGCGATTATCAACGCAATCGTGCTTATCGTTTAGTTCATCCTTCATATAAGGATCAAGTCCAAGCAGGTGAAAAGGCTTGGGATGGTACAAAATGGATTGACTTGGATGTGGATACAGACTTTATGGAAAAGGCCCGTGCCATCAAGGATGGTAAGGACTATGATACTCGTGTCCAAATGGAGTTAGATATTCCGGAAGAGGACTTGCTGTTGTATATGAAAGAAGCGCACAAGCGTGATATGACTTTCAATGCGTTTATTGAAGAAGCACTTCGAACCATGATGGAAGAGTTTGAACGTGATCCCGAAGGCATGAAGGCTAGGGCAGAAGTAATGTTTGATTCACCTAATGGAGCATAAATGCGTATAGGTCTTAGTTATAGCCGATGCGTTCGCGACATCGTGGATGGTAAAGTCAATGTTGGAGATGTGTTGGTGATTATTGCCCGCACAGATTTCAATCCAACTATTGACGAGGAGTGGGCCAGCATTTGGTCAGGCTACCATGGTTATAGTCCATGGAGCAATCCTGAGTGGACATCTTACGCAGACGAGGACGAAGAAAAGTTCCGAGAAATAAGTATTGAACTTTATGAGACTGGTAGACTACATCAGCCTCGTCAGTTTGGTGCTAATGTTGCTCGTTTGCCTTATTACTGGTTAGAAGCAAGTTTACCTAAGGAAGAACTCGAATCTCGACCTGCTGTAAAAGAAGCATGGGAACGATTCCAAATTATTGCTGGA